CTCGCAGTGAAGCAGCACATCGAAAAAGGCGGGTTTAAGAACGCGCGGATTATCAAAAGGAATGGTATTGAAGAAATGTTACCGGACCACTACGAGATTGCAGTGGCTGGAAAGACGGTTTGTTTCATTTACAGTAATGACCACTGCTATAGTTTCAACATCATCAAGCGAAACAAACGGATTGTCAAAATCGCCACGATTGACACCATGCTCAAATTCTATTTAGCATTCATTTATTGTGATAGAAAGTATTACGATGTAAACCGTTTGTTGTGTATGTCGAAATATTTGCTGAATGTGCATCGTGAAAATAAGCTCGCACAGAAAGGTCTATTGAAACGTTTCACAATCGATTGTTATGGAAACGAGAAAACATTACAAGACAAATACGGGAAAAAGAACGAATTGCGCGAGAAGCTAGGAAGACGCCGTTACAATCCTGAATACCAGAAGTATTTTTTGAATTACATACCAGGTAAAAGTTATTCACAAGTAAAGCGTTGCACGAGCAACACACGCAAAAATAAGAACGTATCCAAAAAACAAAATAAAAACACGCGTAAAGCAAACGCCTGGACATTATTTTGAGATGGTTTAAATGTTAAATATTATGGATTAATATTTAAACCTTACCACATAACAGTGTAAAATGAGTGCGAATGCGAATGTAGATGCTGCTCGGCCTTCGTGGGAAGAATACTTTTGTGTATTAACCAAGCATACCGCAACTCGTTCACCTTGCAAGCGATTACAGGTCGGGTGTATTCTTGTAAAGGACAACCGAATTGTGGCACAGGGTTACAACGGATATTTGCCTGGCGCTGCGCACGAGCAGATCATGAAGGACGGGCATGAAATCGGAACGGTTCACGCAGAACAGAACGCCATTGCGGATTGCGCAAAGCGCGGGGTTAGTTGCGATGGAACAACGGCATACATTACACACTATCCTTGTGCGAACTGTATGAAAATTATGTGTGCATCGGGAATTGGTGAAGTGAAATACATCACGGATTATAATAACGATGATGTTGTGTGCGAATTCGCACGAGTTTCTAATGTAAAAATAGAAAAGGTTCGTGAATGAAGCTACACGCTAGAAACTAGACGCTAGAAGCTAGACGCCAGAAGCTAATCTAAATGCTGAAGTATTGAAGTGTCAAGGTCAGCGCTTGATAAAGGCTCGCAAACGAGACCGCGTGAAACACATATCCGTAAAGATTGGGTGTGCCATCTTTTCTAAACAGCGACGGAATCAATCTGAATACAGTCTGCTTTACCGAAGGCAACTGAAATATGAAGTATAACAACGCCAAGAGGACAGGCGTCTGAAGATTGTTGAACAGGATGTCGAAACTATCTTCCGCCTTCTTCTTTTCGTTGTGTTCGCGTATCATGTCATTGCTAGAAGCACTGTTTCCGATGTAATCTTCCTGTTCGTGAGTGGGGACAAAGTTGGGTTGCATTTGTACATCTTGGGTAAGGTGTGTCTGACTCTGTGGAACGTCTCTTGACTCGAGACCAAGCGCACCCGCCGCGACGGCTTCTTGTACACCAGAAACGAACTTGTTCACATTTTCTCCCAGACCGCTCGGTCCTCCCGTTCCAGCAATACTAGGCTTGTTTGGAAGAGCGATTTCGGCTTGTCTCTGTGTTTGCATGTCGTTGATCGTGCTATCTATTTTCACATTGGCGTTGGTTTCCGTTGTCTGTAATTGAATGTTTCCTTCGGATTGCGGAGAGACTGGGAGGTCCTCTAGACTTGTCGTTCCAGCCATGTTAATATATTTCACTTCAAAATATATTAAATACTTTTTACGCAAACGTGACCTGCTTGTTTTTTTTGGGGTCGCATTTCACTGAACGTTCAGAAAACTTGTAGCATTTGCCATCGTGTTTATATACGTTTTCTTGGATATCGTCAATGGATGGAGCGTTGAATATCATACAATTTCTAGATTCGCATGATTTTCTAAAGATGCTGGCGAGTCCAATGCCGAGAATGATAGACACCATACATTTTCCTGTATCGGTTTTGAGTGATTTTAACACGTTTTCGATCATATATATACCATCAATATTTAGTTTTGAATCGGAATCGTTTTTGCGTCGCTTGAGCAGGATACTTCTTGTGCGTCGAATTTGAAACAAGAACCTGATTTATCCTTATACTCGATATCATTCACATTGTCCGGCGTCGGATACACATAAATCACGGTGGGCGATGGCACAGATAAATAAACAAATAACAGACCTATTGCTAAACTCACGATGAAGAAGGGGAAAGAAAAGTATTTTGATAGCATTAGGGTTCGTTTCTATATATTAACAAGGTTATATTTTCCATATCATCTCATGAGTTCGCTTAGGAAATTGCCTTGTTCTTTTCCGGTAAACTGATTAAATTTTGGACTGGAGGCGAGTGTTTTTTGGGGAACAAATAACGAATCATATTCAAACGGTTTTTGGACCAATGATACCGACATTGCGTTCTCATCATCAACGATAACATCTTGGATGCCGTAGTTCAACAGACGATATTCAGCGTTGTTTTCGTGGAGTTTACAATATTGTTCCACCATTATTTTTATCATAGAATCTTGTTTGGAAGAAAGAAAGTTTTGGGCATCGTCTTTGATTTGATTCACCCTCTCGTCAATCTCCTTTTTCAAGGCAATACGCTTCTCTTCGGTTTCTTTGTCTTGAACCACATTTTCATAGGCAATTTTCGCGTGGTTCACTTGCTTTGTCCTAGATTTGATTTTGTTTTTGAGTATCTCGAACTCCGCAAGCGTGGTTTCTTCGTTCGCATACCCAAATAGATAATCCAACTTTGTCTTGATGATTTGATGTTTCACAGACTTCAAATCCGCGATGCTTCCGGCATACGTGGTTCGCAAGTTGGCCACGCGCGACACCTCAACGTCGTATATTCCACCAACTTTGCACGGGTCGTCTATATTTCCACATACAACTCGTAACATACCCGAGTCGTTACTAAAAATATTACCACCACTCTTACGACAATTCGGACATTTTATTCCCGACTCGCGCAGTTGCTTAATTTTCTCTCTTTCCATTTTCAACGATAGTGTCTTGTCCTTTTTGATGTTTTTTATTGCCGTTCTCTTCTTCTCTTCATAATCCAATTTATATTTGTAATATTTTTTGTATTTCTTTTCCAAATTCGTTTCCATTATATATAACTGCGATGATAATTATAATAAACATAACTAGCAACCAATACTTAATGACTAAGCGTATCGCTTCAACATTTCGGTCTCCGGGTTATTTTCCCATGATGGAAGGTTTGTTATCATATTGTGGTTGTTCTTTGCTTTGATTGCAGAGAGATGTTGTAATTTACCGATGATATACTCTTGTTTTTTACGATTGTTCAACGCAACCTCTTGGGGGGTAGCACGACCCTTGTAACGATAAAGCAAGAAGGCAGCAACGCCACCGAAGAATAAAGCGGTCATACCAATATTATAGAAATAGTTGGTATACTTTTCCTTGAACTTGTGGCTCTCCTTCAGGGACCGTCCAATGAAATACTTTACACCAGGTTCACACAAAGAAGGTTCCTCCATAATTACTACATTCAAAATTTTGAAAAAAATAATACATAATATATCTATAATGGACAAGACGGAAAAATCCACCCCTAATCCGGCAATAGCATTGTGGTGGTTTTTATTGATAACCACATTTTATTTTGTGATACCATCATTGATACCATCATTATTCACCATGAACCCCACTAAAAAAGCGCGATTGTTTTTTGTATATTTGCTACTTTTGATCGGGGGTGAATGGATGATCAATATTGGACTTACCAAAAGTATGTGTGGTTCTGAACAGTCCGGGACGGCAGCGTTGGCCACAATAGTTCCGTGGATGGTGATTTTTGGGATGATGAATGTGATGTTACAGATGTTTCCGGGATGGCTACGTCCTTTTTCGAATACAATTGGTTATTTGTTTACTAAAGGTGGTATTTCGCGGACCATGAGAGAAATACTAAAGGGCAAGCTCATTGACGAATCAGGAAAAGACTCTGTTTCTAGCGATGTGTCCAATGTCCAAAAAGCTTTAGCAACTATATACGAAGACAAATCGCTACTTGTCAACGAAATTACCACTAGTAATTTCGATGATTTCTGGAAAAAGTTATCCCCCCTTTTCAAGAAAGGGGTGAAGGATAATGCAGATTTGAAAAATACACTACTCAAGCATATTGATGCGAAAGAATCTATTGCAAAATACGTTTGGTATCTCCTTACCGGCGGATTAATAACATCTGCCAGCTACAACTACATCGTAAACGCCGGTTGCACCTTTTCGGTCGACGAGATAAAGAAACGTGATAATGAGCATGCGAAGACCGTCAAGGAAAAGGCTGCAAATGACAAGTCAAATACAGCTCGGGTCTACCAGACATTTGAATAATAAACAATGAATAATAAACAATGAATAATAAACAATAAACAATGAATAATAAACAATAAACAATGAATAATAAACAATAAACAATTAAAAATCCTGAAGTTTGGGTGCGGTCAGGTAATAGAGGACAGAAAAGTAAGATGTAATCGCAAGTGAAATCGATAACAACCATCCTGGTATTACTGTTTTATTTCTGTATCCGACTCCGAACTCACGGAGACTCCCATCGTCATTGTAAAGAAATGTTGGGCGAAATGATATGATTACTATGAACAGCCCTAAATACAACAAAACGGATATCAATGTTATATTACGGCGAATCGTATTGCGGTTCATTCTTTCTATATTCACAGATTGTTTTTTGTTATAATTACCATACTAGTTATAACAACAAATTCCTGAGACAATAATACTAGATATATCCTTAATATAGGTCATCGCCATCATCTCCATCCTCAAAATTGTCATCATCGGGCATCAAGATTTGGTCATTCTCTTGTTCTTCCGCTATCTCGTAATTTGACTTGTTTACCCCGTCACCATCGATACGCTCCTTATCGTACTCCTCCGCATCATACACTCGTAAATTTTTCTGGAGTCCTTTGTCCCATTCTTCTCCCAATTTATTGTTCTTTTTCAGCGTGTCAATTTCACGTTGTTCATCATTTTTTTTTCCGAGCCGCTCCAAGATGCTCATCTTCTCCTTTTCTTTCGAAGCGGTCATTTTCCGTTCAAGGGTGCTGTAATCATAGATTACATTTTTGATATCGTCAGCAATGAAACGCACCATGTCGTGGATGAACTGGGCAATGATGTTCGAATTGTCGACCTTTGCACGCAGCGCATTCTTGTATACGTTCATTGCTGTGAACAAGCAAAACTCAAACAAATACTCAGTATTTACGTTGTCTTGGGACGAGATTATAAGAGAGAAAAGCTCCGCTACATTTTCAAGTTCGGTTTTAACCCGTTCATCCAATTTTATAGATATCTTGGAAATGCTCGCATTTATTTTCCCAAACTTCTTCTTCGCAAAATCTTCAATATCTCTTACGTGATGTTCTGAAAGTTTCCAATGTTTAGGCACGATGTTTGAAGTTACAAAGTGTCTGGTGTTTATCGCACTTGGAATAATGAGGCACACATAACGGAGTGTATTCAAACAAAACGAACGTTCGTCAAAATTGTTTTCCGCACCTGCGCCTAGCTCTTCATTTGCGTCTTCATTTTCAAAAATCAATGACACCTCCTTGAGGAAGGATTTATATTTTTCGTAATCAATATTGTTCAGCACGGTTATCAAGAATTCATTGAATGGCTCCTTGATGGTGTCGATGATATCAATCAGACCCTCAACATCTTTTTTTCGCAATGCGGTTATCGCTTCTTCAAACTCAGGAAAGGTTTTGTCGTCTCTACGTAATACTGGTGGTTGTTTCCACTCAAAGGTATGCTTGGAATTTCTAGAAGCAACCAAATCCATCACGTGAGTATCCGTGTATTGCAACCCATTGTTTTCGAGAGCCTGTATTTTCTCTTCCAGCGTCTTGTCGGAATTATCATTATCAGTTTCCTCGTTTTTGGGACAGATCTCTTGCGATGTATCAGATGTGTCCATATCGTTCGCACCACATAGTGTCGCCATGGCACGATATTTTGTGCTGTCCGAATACAACATAGATATTTTCGGAAACTTTATTTTAGTCTCCATTGGGGCAAATAGTATCCGCGGCGAACGCAACATTTTACTCTTGCCAAGTTGGCTTGAGATTATGCGAGCCTCCGTGTTCAGTTCCTTTAACTGCGGAACTCGGGTTGAAAAGTATTCAAACGGGCGTGTTTCGCCATCCGAACAGCACGCATTCTCAACATACGGCTCTTCTGTAGATGTTGTCAAAATGGCGGATTTTGTACCGATTTCACTTCGAACCGCCTTTTCAATCAAATGTTGGATGCGCAATGCGACGAAAATTTTCTTACCCTGCATCGCGTTGAGCTTCAGGTGCTGGTCTTTCTGCGATGTTCGCATCGCATCTTCCAACGAATCATAAAACTCTTTTGGACTCGGCACGATGTTAGGTATTTCAACGGGAATAAGAAGGGGCAGCAACAAAGCATTTGAATACAAAGGCATCAATTCCCCCTCCATTTCCTTCCGGTTTTCTTCGTTCTTCAAATAGCTGCGTTTATTTTCCAAACGCGATTTGATTTCGCTTTTTGTGACAAGAAATGTGAGTTCCGTTTTTATTTTCTTGATTAATTTCTTTGCGCTGGAGATGGCATCCCATGGTTCGACTGAACGCTTTATTTTATTCGCAACACAGGCAATGTACTCGATCCCCTTGATGCCATCAGTCTCTAGAGGGTATCCGGTGAACGATATTGAACACCCGGGATATTGCTTTCCAAATTTTATTTGTGGAATGCTTGTCTGGATGCAGATGAGCAAGCAAGAAAGCGTAATCGCCATAATTAAGTCGCTTTTATAGTATTCATATGTGGGAATTTTGATATCAGTTTTTTTGCGTTTATTTTTCCCTTGTTTCATGACTTCATCGTAAAAATTTTTGGACATTAATCTCTCGCTCAAAGATTGTTTTGAAAGCCTTCGAATCATATCATTTTCATTATCCTCTATGTGTATTCCCATAAATTTCCCCATATCATCGACAACCCGCATAATCAGCGTCGTTTCTTTGTTTGCATATTCATCCGGTTTATTCGTATTCCCCGATATCATAGGGTCTTCCTCCATAACTGCCCGTGTGTTTATTCTGAAACCCTCTTCGGTAAACCCTTCTTGTTGGTCGAACGAACGATGCGTAATGATGTAACCACTGTGCTTGTCCACCCACGCCGAACCATCATCGCCCAATACGCCTCGCTTGTCGCATATTTTTTTAATCACGTCAATGTAATCAAGACCATCAATAAAAGAATCGGAAATTTCCTGATAATAAGACGGCAAAAGTTTCGTATTCGTCTGATTGCAATACAACCAGAATAGGCTCTCGTCTTCGTTGAGATTAGGCGCACGCGTAAAGTTGCGGATGAATCTACGAATGTCCTTCTGCTTTTGAAGGAAGTCTGATTGTCCCAATATTGCGTCGCGTATCTTTTCATATGGGGATTGTTGACCCTCGTCTGCTTCGTCTGCTTCGAAAAAGATGGCGTCGTTTGCAACACCAATTTTCTTGCCTTTATCATGGAGAATACGCAAAACCCGAACATTTTCCTTGGCTTTATCGAACGCTTTTATTATTTTCTTGGCGTATTCGTCTTTCGTGACCTTGAGCGCCTTTTCAAACTCGCTAATGAGCTGTTCCTCGATCTTGCGTTCAATAGTGTCTTTCTCTGTTTCCATTGTGTTACATGTTTTCTCTTGATAGGTGCACTTTTCGTTGAAATTACAGAAAAGTTTGGTCTCGTCCGTCATTAATCCTTCATTTACGGTCGGGTCCGAAACCCAGCTGTTATTCTCTCTTCGGTAATAATTCGAACCGGCATCTTCATTGTCTAGAACAGCATAATCCCCATCTACAACCCTCCGCTTCTTTGCCAGCATCGCCTCCGCTTCGCGAATTGCCTTTGCCTCGTTAAGACCGTTGACCTCCTGTAATTTTTGCGCTAGGAACATCTGCTGCATGTCTTCCTCCTCTATGCTCTCCAACTCCACCGCGTATTCCGTAATCAAGTCATAATAAGTGTTATCATAGCGCTTATCGTAGAATACATCCTTGTTGTTGTCGCTTTCTAGTTCCTCTAATGTTACATATTTCTTTGAAAGAATATACTTGTTGCAGTCGTCGGGTTCGCGATTCTTTTCTTCCTCTCTTTTCTCTCTTGCCATCTCTTCGAAATCTTCCACACAAGGGGAATCATGAAGAATCATGAGACGGATGGACACAAGCGAAACTCCCGTATTGAGAAACCGACATTGGTCGATGGACATGGCCCGGGTATAAATCTCATCATCAGTGAGACGCATATCCTCTGTGATTCCATAACCCTCCATCACAACATTGTATTTTTCGCGGGCGCTCTCAAACATGATGCGTAATCCAGAGATGGAATCTGTGGGCTCGATAGAGAGAACCGATAACTCATTCAGGCTTTTCTCTAGTTTATCCGAAAACTTTTTAATCTTACTTTGGATAAAGGCATACATTTCGCGATATACGCTGTTTGTTATGTGTCCGGGGTCTATGGCGAACGGTTCCAGATGGGAAGCAATTTTATGTATCGAATGAGACCCTTGTATATGGGGTTGTATCACTTTGAATAGTTCGAGTGACGATGGTACAATATTTTCTAGATACTGCCTATATTTGGTAACAGTTTCGGTTTCTGCTGATACTTTTGGGTCTTGGTCCTGGTCACCCGAGTCATCATCGGGTCTGTAGTGAGTAATGTTTCGCAGATATCCGTCGGGAGACAACGGCTGTGGTCTGGAAACATCAACATCCACATTTACCGGTCGTGTCCTCTCCTTGAATACTTGCCAATAATGTAAAAAGGTCTCATTCAGTCCGGTTTTCGCAAGAAGACTTGTCGATGGCGCATTTATACGAGAAAATCTGACCGTAGAATCAGGAAGCGTGACAAATGATTTAATCGATATTTTATCGTTAGGAGTTGCTTTCGAAACACCTTCTTCCGTCTCGGCGTCAATGACATTTTGAGCCACAACATATTCCTGTGTGAAAAACTTTTTTTGGGTCAGTTCATAATTTCCTGTTACAACAGATGTTTTAAAATCATCCGAGTTTTCGATGATTGCGGTAAGCGGGGTTTTCACCTCCTTAGAAGAGAGATAAGTGCTTGCGTTTTGACTTGCGTTGATAAAAGGCGTCGAAAATGTTTGCGTTTGTTTCAAGTGGTCCATATAGCTGACCTCTCCTTCTTTCAAGAGCTTTGATGCGTCTGCTTCGTCTATTCGCTCTTTGGCAAGGGTTTTCATGACGATTCCTGGTTCATTGTTTCCATTCTCGTCGTCCTCTAGTTCGGTATCCGTGTTGACATCATACAGTTTTTTTATCAATGTTGCGACAGGAATCATCCAATAATATTTTTTGTCGAGCGTCTCGAGCGATTCTGCTAAGGGTTTGTATTTGTCATCGTGTTTTCGTGCCGCGATGCTATTATCATTCGCATCAAATATCGAGAACTCTTCCCGTAGCTCTTTGAACCGATTTATCATGACGTGAATTTCGTCGATGACATCGCTCTCTCTTTCTGCGTTAGGAATGATGGCCAACATATTGTTCATAATGTCATCTGTTTGCTTATCAATATGAAACCGTTTTTCCGATTCGGGCAACTCCACGAGTTGTGTCACGAAACCTAAATCTTCCCCAAATTGTATGTCATCCGATTTGAATACAATCGGTTCAGGTCCATCGTCAAATCTTACTCCTTTTTGGTCGACAATCGCATCCGGTGTGTCTGTAGATGTTGGAGATTTTGCGCTTTCCGGCGCGTCCTGCGAAATATCATCGGAATCCGGCGATTCTGTCGTGGTGGTTTCCTCAATCACATCATCTTCGATAACAATGCTTTCGATGGGGACGTCCAAAGGAATTCCTTTGTATGCAAAATCAATGTAAATGGTGCGCTGCTCGCTCGTAAGAACCACGATTTGGTCATTATTCAGTCCACTTATCTCTCCGTTTATCTGAAATGGAGTAGGTGTTGCAAACTTGATATTTACACGTTTCCCAGGAACCAAGCCGTTTTGCATTGCGTATCCCGGATGTTCTTGTCTGCTCAATAAACTGATTCCTGTAATCGCATCATTTTCTAAACGCCCATTTATGATTGCGAATTCATTCTCTCCATCGCTATTCTCTAAACGCAACATATTCGTATCAATGTATCGTATGACGAACTTCTTTTTGTCGAGAACAATATCGTCTTGCGCCTCTATTTCGATAATGTCTCCAAGGCGAAGACTCACTTTGTTTACTTGTTCTGTGTCCCCACTCATTATCTTACTATTACCGCAGAAATTTATATCATTAACACGACAAAAAACATTCATAGCAACCAAAGCAAAATCAGGAATTAAGATTAAGCATGAACACGCAATATAGAAGCAGAAGCATCGCGTAGTCATACAATGTAGGCGCGGGCACGTGACACAAACCAATTATACCTGCGTCACTTGGTAGTAAATGTAGAGGCCATAAAAGTTCTTCGCAACAATATCAAGCAGGTTGTAGCTCACGTTCTTAAGGTTTGCCGGAAACGCGGCCGCAACCCCATAAAGACTCCAAACACTGAGAAGGAATATAAACAGCCGTTCCCCTACAATAGATTTATTTCCAAACTCGCGGTAAATTATGTCAAACGCTTTCGCAAAGAACGCAAATCCAATAGGGATCGAAATGTATTTCGAAAGAATATCCACCTCGCCAAGATAACCGAACATCAGCATTCCTAGATTGTAAGCAAAAATGGAGAGAATAGTATTCTTGTTTTCATTCAAGAACTCCCGCGTTTTGATTGGCTCGCTTTTCAACTTACCATCTTCCTTTCTCTCCTGATATTTCATAAACATGATGGTGGACAAGAGCATCGTGGGAGTTGTGATCACCCAATCGATGTACCGTCGCGATGCCATCTTGTTGACATTCAAGACGGCATAGGCAATCCATACGTAAAACACCATTTCCACAAATTGTACCACCGTTTCAAGTGCCAATATATCACTCAATATTTTGTGTTCTTCCGGAAGGGTAATAAAAAAACCTCTCAACGGTATTAAACTTGTAATGAGTTGCATCACAAGCGAAAACCATATTGTCTTTGTAACTAGCCCTTTTGTTGCGACCATTATATATTACGCATAGATTAAAATTAATAACTGGGTTCATAAATTTATGATTATATTTTTAGAATGTGTTATTCCGTTGTGAACTGTTTTTCAATAATAGTGTAAATGTTCAGGGCGGTAGTATAAACAATGTCCAGTAAATTCCTTACTTGTTCCGCGTTCACACTCTCTTCGACAAATCCTACACGGATTACACTGAGGTCAATATGCGGATGCGGTTGTTGAAAGCCACAATAATTCAGATTGAACGTTTCGTTGCTGGGCGTATTCGTGGCTCGGTCATAATAATCGCGATACAGAATGAACTCCAATACCTTACCTAATGTATAATCTTCCCCTTCGAGAATAACGTCAAACGAATTTGGAATTGTGGTTGTAGATTTGGACACAACACCTTCGTCGTAGATCTTTTTTTGAAAATTCGCGAGTTTTCCCTTCATGACATTGAGTGATTTTATCACAATATTTGTTTCGTCAAATTGTCCAACCGACTCAACCACAAAGTCAAACGAGTCTGGTTTGGTGATTCGTTTGGCGTCTAACAAATACCAATCCTTCTTCGCATATTCGATTTCATCATCGTTCATGTTTTTGGTTTTCATTTCTTGTTCAAGACTTGCCCATGTGGTTTCGATTTTATCCTTATCGGGGGTAGCCGCGTAGGAGCAAGTAGACACGACGTTGAATGCCCCGTCTTCTTTCGCCATTCCAATATCGAACTTCAAAGACATTTTGAGGTGTTCACCGAGAATTGCATCAGATATTTTGGGTCGCAGGCGAATCACATCAATGAAATCGCCGGTGATGTTGTCCTTGGGAAACATTTCTCTCGTTTTGTCGTCACCCAAATATTTGTCGCTCGGTATATGCTTGACTTTAAAGTCGCCCGTTGTCACGTAAATAATCTCCTCCGAGTTATTTTGTACATCAACCTCGACGATATATTCATCTACCGGAAATCCAGTATCTTTAATGTGAATCGGTATGCAACTGAGCCTTTGTTTGATGAGTTCATTATTCATACGAGACGTGTTAATTTCGATGGTCGCAAGATTTTTTTCATATGGAGTAGTTCGAAACACGACACAAGGAATTTCAGATAGCATGATACGTCTAATTGCGTTTGCGATGCTCACATTTGCGTTTCCAAGTGTAAACCTCAAATATTGGTCGTCCTGTGTTAAATCGGTCACTACCGGATCCATCCTTTACTATACTATTATGGAACATAATTAAATCAATTTTATCAAAATAAGTTTAAAACGAGAAATGTAAAATTAGTCAATATAAATGAGTTCGATTCTCTATTATAGCAATTATTGCGAAAAGTGTAAGAGTCTATTGCAAGTTCTTTCGCAATCAGAAGTGAAAGATGATATGCATTTCATCGCCCTTGATAATCGAGTGAAAAAGCCAAATGGGGCCACATATGTGGTGTTGTCCAATGGACAAGAAATATTGTTGCCTCCTACGATTACAAAGGTTCCTGCTCTCTTGCTATTGAATCGAGGACATCGTGTGCTGTTTGGCGGGGAGATTACCGACCATCTGAGACCTAAACAAGAAGTGCTCGAGCGTTCCGCCACGCAGGACAACGGGGAACCACACGCGTTTGCGCTTGGTGCGAATGGATACGGTGTTGCGTCAGATAATTTTAGTTTCTTGGATCAGAATGCGGACGAGTTGTCGGCAAAGGGAAACGGAGGAATGCGGCAACAGCACCATTACGCGAGTATTGGTGCCCAAACAGACATTGAGACGCCACCGGACACATATACAGCGGACACAATTGGTTCCGTATCCATGGAGCAACTTCAACAAAAACGAAACAGTGAGATTAATT